CTCAACCTTCATTGGGAAAGAAAACACTGTCGTAGAGTCAGGCTTCATAACACAAGGCTCAGACGGAAACCCTGAGTTCTTCAGGAAAGCTGTCAAGGGATCTTTATTGTCAGAACGGACACGACGAATAAAGAACTGACTATGCTGTGGATGAATACCAGAAGCAGTTCCTGTGAGTTGGCTGACAGTCCCTTCTGGTTTGACACATGTAATAGCTGCACTGACAGGAATACCCAAAGAACCAGCAAACTCAGCGTTTGTAGAAATAGCGACATCACGGAGAGCCTCCAAGCGTTTAGGTAAGTCAAGGTCGTTAGCTGAGTTCAACAACGGGTTATCCAAGATACCTGTCATTGAGACACCCAACAAGCGTTCTTCTTCAGTGTTAGTCTGCCAGATCTTACGAAGATATGGGAAGTTGGTCATCGTCGATTGGAAGGTTCCCAAGATTGTCGCAATAGCGACTTTTTCTTTAAGAGACTCCACATCATCATCCGCACGAACAATAACTGAAGAGAGGTTGCAGAATTGGTAAGGACGGAGGATAATTTCACTACAAGGGTTAGTGCCCCATTCTTTATCGAGTACACGACGACCATTCTTAGCCGCCTGAAGTTCCGAAGCATAGCGGTTAAAGATTCCACGCTCCCCTGAATGACTTTCATAGATATTGCTCCATTCACGCATAAACTGACCTACATCGGGCTTAACCTCGTAGACCGCTGAGTTGTTAGCCAATGCTCGTTGGCCTTGACCGTCCCACCAATTACCTGCCTTAGCGTGAGCCATACGGTCATCACCCAAGTCAGACAAGCTAATCATCGCTGAACGTCGAACTCCACCAACCACCACGACTTCCCCAATTTTACAAAGGATGTCATGGGCTTCCAGAGAGTTAAGTCTACGATTCGTAGCACCCTTGAATTTGGCGACAACGTACTTAAAAAGCTCGACCAACGGCTCCGGTCCAGAAGCTCTGCCGCCAAAGGTCTTGAGGCGTGTACCAGCAGGACGGACAGCTGAGACATCCCACTTAGGTATTTCTCCTGCCCATAGGAGAGCAAGGACTTGTCGTAGGGCCTTTGCCCATCCTTCTTTGGAGTCTTTAACGTGAACCACAGTATTAGACTCATACAGCTTTTCAGGAATCTCAGGGAGTTTGTTGACATATTTCTGCTCCACGCTAAAGCCTACACCTGTACCACACAGGAGGATATACATAGCCTCATCGAAGGCTTTGGGGTCGTCAATAGGGAGATAGCTACAGTTGTAACCAGCGATGTTCTGGCGCTCTAGAGCCTCACCAGCAGTCATAATTGATCGCATGGAGGGCATAACGTCCAAGTTAGCCACTGCTGTCTCAAGACGGTTACGTAGCTCAGGTGTCAATTCGTAGTTGTTATTCTTCTTCAGGTGCTTTTCCATGAAGTCGAAGTAACGAGCCACTGTTTCATTCCAGTGCTCACGACGGCCTTTATCGTCCAAATAACGGCTGTAGCGTGACTTGGCAATGTAGGTCTGGTAGGGGGTCATTTTACTCATGTGTTGTTCTCTTCTTCTTTGTCTAATTGTTGAATGTACAAAAGGCAACATACAGCGTGTGCCAGATGCGAAAGCCCCGTCTCACTGTCGGCAGGAGATTCCAGCTTGTAGGCGATGATATGGCGCATAGCTGCGTTCCAGTATCGTTCCTCAGCCTGATCTACATACTTCCAGTTGTCAGGGGCGTACTTTTTGGCCCCAAATTCTAACACTTTTACCACGTCTTGTAAAGCCCCTAGAGGCAATAAACTCCAACGAAGTTTATCATTGTCATACTTTTTACCTAATTCTTTACTAGGTTTCTCAGGTAATCCAAGGGATGCCATATATTCGTCAATCTCTTTAACTGTTGGTTTCATCAGATGAGTACTTTCGTTGTAAGTATTCAATCGACAGGAACATCTCATCGAAGTGTCCGTCAGCTACCTCGTTCATAACCAACAACCCACGCCAATGACGGTTGGAGAGCTGATCCATGTAAGACTCATCGTGAAGGTAATAACTACCAACAACGATAGCAGTGATAGGCTTCCCGTCAGCACGTTTACCATAAGCGACCTGTTTTCCTTGCTGGTGTCCAGCCACGCAAGACATATGAAGCTTAGAGATAATAGCAGCAGGGGAAGCAGCAGGACGTCCCATAGCCCCAACAGGCCAATAATGATTGAAGCCAACGCCATTGATAAATACTGGATGGAGAAAAGCGTGTACTTCCCAATCTTTGTCATATTCCAAGTCCTCAATGGAGATTAAGCCTTCAAGCATAGGATTGTTGTTAACAGCCCTGTCGATACGGTTTTCATGGTTACCGAGTGTTAACACCATACGAGGCTTATAGACCTTGTGTTTGGTGTCTTTCTGTGTCTTCTGGAGGTCACGAAGAGGCTGTAGCAGCATAGACATACCCAACTTAGCTGCCTCGATGTCTTTCTGGTAGCGTAAACCTTCAAAGTATTTACTACCTTTAACATCGTGGCTAGATAGGCTAGGCATGTCAGCATGGTCGCCCAAGTGAACAACTACATCAGGCTTGTACTCACAGATAGCTTTACCAGCCCAAGTGAGGTGTTCCATGGGGATACCCTCTTTAACTTGGGTATCAGGCACGACTAGGATCCTCATGTTAGCTCAATTCCTTCTCGAACATTTGCTTTGCCAAGTCAGGATTACCATGCCCTTCCTCAGCTTGGATATTCAACTCGTGCATCTTGAAGAACACCTTCTCTTTGATACTGTAGCCGTAAGAAGCCTCCAAGACACTCATAACTTCCCACAGAATGTCATACCAACGAGCACCGTCTGCCCACTGAATGTTAGCAGTGTGTTCATGTGAGGGGTAATGTTCTACTGCTGGTGTCTTTATTGAGAAGAAAATATGAGTCATAGGTTCCTCTTCCATCCAATCATCAAAAATAGCCATATCTTGTTTCTCCTCTTTGTTAATCTGGTGAAAGTACTCGTCCAACGGTTGAGTGTTAAGTGTCATTGAAGTCTCCATCAATCGGGTGGTAAACAGCATACTCTGTCTCAAAGACTCCGTTAGGATACTCTTTAACCACCTTCGTCGTTGTAATCAGCCTACACCCAAGTCTAGGATGATCTACCACATACAGTTTAAGACAACCATCCATCCAATCAGGCTTGAACGGAGGAGGCTTATAGTGTACTACTATCTTCGTTGCCATCAGTTTGTTCCCCTGTCATGTATTTCTTACCCTCTTCGATACCATTCTTGATACCTGTCATGATAGCAAAACAAAGCAATGCTTCCTTTTCCTTGTCGGTCATGTCAAAGCTGTAGTCTGCACTACCGTCAGGGTTCTCACGAATCAATTTTACTTCCATCTGATACTCGCTTTCTTTAGCTAAAGCTTTTGCGTCGTTCTTTAATCCAGTGTACAGGAACTTCTTTGTCTGCATACTGGAACCCATTCTTGATACACCAATCAGCGTATGTTGTTCTTGAGGCCTTATTTAGTTTCTGTTTACTGTTAGAGAACACGAAACGAATATCTAAATGAGGATGTTGTCTCTTAATCAACAAGTGCTTCTTACGATCAGCGACTAGGAATCTACCTTTTGTCTCGATGATGATACCATTCTCAAGCACAAAGTCAGGAGTGTACTGTCGTTCAGTAGCAGGCTGAAGGTATTTTATCTTCATCTCCTCATACGTGAACTTAGCATTGTTAGCAGTCAAGAACTTTGATGTCTCTTCCTCTAACCCTGATCTGAATCCATGCTTTAGAGCCACTGCTCGTTTGGACATTACTTTTCTAGTTACCATTGGCCTGTCTTGTGAAACTGATGGAGAAAGACACCGAAGGCATCTGTGAACTGTTCATCGTGAGTCATGTGACCCATTGTAAACATAATAGCGTGAACTAGCTCATGGTAGAAGGTCTGTAGTGTTGTCTGCTCACTCATGCCGTTACGGATTGTAATGGTCTGTGAATGACAATCGCACTTACCTAGCTCTGTGAGGTCGTCTGATCCGATGACTCGCCACTCGAATCCTCCGAGTTCAAAGTAACTGGGAACGGCGGATACCAAGTCTGGTTGGGTGTTCTTCTTAGCCATAGTAGTGATCCATTTTCTGTAACACGTTCAATGTCACCGTCATAAGCTTTAACACAAGCATCGTACATCTCCCTTTCAGTCTTACAATCAGCTAAGATCTTTGCAGCCTTAACTGGCCCTATGCCTTTCAAGCCAATGATATTGTCAATACGATCCCCTGTGAGGATCTGAGAGTAAAAGTTCTTG